GCTCAGGGAGGAGATTAATTTAAACGGCCTGTTCGATTTAACCATGAGAGAAAATCCGACTTTTCTTTCTCAGAAAGATTGTTCGGATTAACGATAAAAGTACGCACGACGACTGTTTGATCCCCGTTTGCGCATTCCTGACTTGAGTCCGCGCTTGAAAGCAGCTTCGGTGGCTCGTTTCGTAGCTGACATCCCGCCATAAGTACGATAAGAAGTACGACGAGAAGAATAATTGCGATTGTACGAGCGACGACGATAAAATGCCATTGACCCATTTTCCTTTTCCTAATGGTATCAACTACTTACACGAAGAGAGTCGCATAATATATAATATGTAATTGATACTTGCTACCAACGCGTTATTGCGTATGGCTAGGGTAGTAGGCAGATCTAGGCATGTCAAGCGGCTTAATTAAGCCCGCTCTACGGGCCGTTATGAATAGAGGGTCTTCAGCCCTAGTAAGATCGCTTACACGCAGTGTAGGGGCCCTTACACGCACTCTGGGAAGAGATTGAATGCCGCTTAATAAGCTATCGACTCGAGACTTTCCCCAATTCGACATAGTCAAATAGTCTGGAGCGGACTGATAGTCCCATTTTGACATGTAACCCACGGGGTTTAATTGCCTGCCAAACGCTTCTTTGAAGGATTTGGACTTGTAGGCATACGTTTGTGGTTGAAACTGAATATTGGGTGTCATTGAAAATCCGCTCAAAAGAGTCGGAAACAAACCCATAGTCCGATAAGCAGTCCGCTTGCGCTGGCTAACAGAACCAATAATAGTATCGATGGCCTCATTAGCAAAGACATCAGATAAAAACCCAAGAGTGTTAAGCCTAACTTCACCGCGGGCATATGCGGCCATAGCTCCGCGGAATGTACGATTGTAGGGAGAAGTTCCATCTGCAAACTCTAAATTGTTCCAAAACGCCATTGCAAAGTCGTAATGATCAGAGAGTTTACCAAAGGTTTTATTAATTATCCTGAGAGCATCATTATAGGTACGACCATAAGCTTTCTGATCTGAATACTGTTTCGTATTCAAATTGTATCGACGATCTTCGGCTGCGCGTTTGCGTGCCTCCGGTTCGATGACAAATTCTTGAGTAGCACTATTACGTTTAACAGTAATAATAGTTTCTTGAGTAGCATAATACTCGTCCAAAGCGGCTTGATACTCCGCTTGGAGCTGATCGTTATAAATTCTCTGTTGCTGTTGAAATAAATTCAAATCTATTTGGTATTGAGACAGAGCTAGTTGATAACTCAAATTATCAAACTGCCATTGGTAAGAATATACGGTTTCAAACCCGTTACCAGTCCATACATATTCACTAACAAAAACATATTTCCAATAATCGTGTTGATTTGGTGCCCATAAATGATAGGGCAATGAATTATCATAAGCAGGAGTAGACGGCATAGGTCCAGGAGACAATGCTGTGTTTAAAATATTTCGATTCCAAATATTACTTCTATCTTGCAGCCAGATATACTCTTGCTGAATTTGAGCCGTGGCGCGTTTATAAACGTCCAGAACGTCAAAAGCTGATCTAGTATTTACATTAGGAGGGGTAGGGGCGGCATTATCCCTAATAGGGGGGCCGCCAATATATCCTGGTTTCCACACCTCCGGTTCAACCGGCACCAACTGTGGGTTCCTTAATAAAGGTATAGCGTCCTCGAACTGCCGAGGAATCCTAATAGGTGCTTCACCTACTTGCGCTGGAATCCATTCTAAATCTTCGATATTGGATGGATCGTAGTTCGGCATTGTCATGCGCTCACCGTTTCCCAGCGGTCGCGGTAATAAAAATATTTCCGCTAACTTAATCGCCGGATTGGCGAATTTTAACGGCTTGAATAGCCATTCAATCCCGCGGTGACGTACCTTGGGAGCCGCCGTTAACGGCTTTGTCCTAATAGGACGCCGCAACGGGGGATTTCCCCGTTGGGGGGAAGGGTAATTGCGCTTTGGGGCCCTATCTGGGCGCCCAGCTTGTTTCATTGACGCCATTTTTCCATTCCATTCAAAAGGTTCCATAAAGAGGGGTCGTCAGGTCTGACATAGTCAAAGGTTTCGTCATTAATCTGTTCAGATAATGAGAATGTAGCGACTGGTCTGGGGGCCCACACCAGCCGTTCGTAACGAGGGTTATCCACAACTAAAAAGGTATGGCACTCAGAGCTAACCATCGCTCTAACGTTTCCCTTGGGATATGCAATCCATACTTGCTAAGAGTAATTTCGGATCCAAGGCAATAGCCAATCTTCGATCCGGTCCTGATAAAGTGTTCAACATTGCTATTAATTTCTTCGGAGAGGTGCTCCCGAATTTGCTCCTCTGAGCCGTAGTGCTTAGAAGCTCTAATCCTTGACTGTTTTGCAAGATACTTTGCCAGATAGCGTCCGAGACCAGCGTGTCTAGCCAGCCGTGCGTTAACGAATCCATTGTTCCAACAACGTTCGATTTCTCGCCTTGTAAGCGAATTGCTACAGTGAACAAGGATATGCCAGTGTAGTCGTTCTGTGTCTGTTCCACGTTCTTCTGAGATAACATATCTAAACTCATGTTTCTTTCTTAGTTTTTTAAAAAATAACTTAACATCATCATAGGTCGGTTCTTTCGAACCAGCATAAGTGAGTGTTAACCACCAAGTTCTTTCTGAAATAAGGTATTCTACACCTGCTCGGTATGACCATTGAGCTTCTCTGGCTTTTAAACATCCCTTGCATTTTCTACAGCGAACTGCTTGAAGAGGGATGGTAGGAAGGCTTTGCCCTTTTTCTGAGATGCTACCAACATACGACGGACTCGTGCATTTTCTTTCTACCGCCTTATTTCTTTCTAATACTCCTGCAGTATATTGAGCACCGATTGTGCTGAAGTAACCCAGTGGACGTGTAACGCCCCATGGCTTGCCCATGATGTATCTCCTATAATCATGATTAGTGTCACTTATGCTTTAAGATCAAGACGCCAACTTTGTTGGCTGAGCGGCGGGGTTAACCCCCGCTCGCTCGATACATGAAGTCTCGCTCGCTAAGCTGGTAAAAGCTTTTGCAAAGGTGTGACCAAAGACGTCGACATGACACCATCCATATGGAAATGGTCGTTGCTCGTAGTTTCGAGAACACCATCCCAAGCTGCAGTGGGATACATTGCATCAGCATCATTTGATGGATTATGAGTTTTCACATAAGCAGCGTCAGCATTATACGCCTCATGGCGACCTTTAAAGAAAGAAGCATCGACTGAAATATATGTGTCAGGACTTCCGTTAGCCTGATTTTCATAACCGCCTTCACTACTACTATTCATGACCCTTTTATGCTCTGCAAGCTGACCAACATGTGGGAATTGCTCCGGAGCATTCCAAATAGACGCAGAACTGTCGTAACCGCCAGTAATATGAACTTTAGGACGAATAGCGGCAACACCGATAATCATGCCAGATTCTTGGAAGTAACGGCGTTTCGTTAATTCCATAGAACAATCATGGCCATAATGTTGAACTGTAAAACCTGTAGACTGAGAAACAGTCCTAGAGGGCCGAACAAACCGACGATAGTGACCTAAGAACTCTGGAATCTCCGACAATTGCTCATTGGCATTAACGCCTTGATTTCTTAACCAATTGACATACTTACCGTCTTGCATTTCAACTCTGCGTTCATAACGCAAGTTAGCTCTTTTACGTTCAAGTTCTTTCAGTGAAAGAGAACCACCAGATACATCGATCGTTTCATCTTCGCTTTCTAAATCTACATCTCCTGAGGTTTCAGCAGATCGATCAACAATAGGAAGCGCCTCAGGAACAGTGCAACTAGAAAGTTGGTTTTCGTCATCACGAAAATAATGATTAATAATTTTTAAATATGCCCCATGAGAGAAATGTTCATGTGCTCCTGAAACACCAGCATCATCATCCACACCAACACCCCACAAAGAACGACCCGCCAAAAAATTGGTGTTAGGAACGTTTAAAGTAGAGTCACCCATAACCCATTGTGGGAAATCCGACCATATAATCGGCATAGGCACATAATAATACCACATATCGATAGTCGCACCAGATTGCGCCAATGCGATCGGTTTGCTCATAAAATTCATAGAGCATTTTAATTTCTTCATTGTTTCACCAGCAAAAACATATTCGCGGTGGAAAGGTACGAGACGACCAAATTTACCTTTGTTAGCAATAACAAAGCGAGGTTTTCTCATTTGTCTACGGAGATTAGCCATTTTATTTTCCTTTAATAAAAATGGGGGGTAGGGGACACTACCCCCCCTAGTAAGCCGCTCAGGGA